AAAAACATTAGCAATTCCCTTAAAGGAAAGAAGCAAACGTATTCACAGAAAACAGAACGACAAATAGAACAAATCGATCTTTTAACAGGACAACTTATTCAAATTCATCAATCGATTAATTCAGCAGCAAGATCTATAAGTGATAAAGCCAGTGCTTCAAATATTCTTTATGTCTGTCTTGGAAAAAGAAATTATGCTTATGGATTTAAATGGAGATTCATCAGAAAACATCAATCACACCAGAACGATCGCTAGGCATCATTCGAGTTCCCCCAAATGATGCATGATAACCTATCATACTTTCTTGTATTAATCTATAGTTTTTCTTGTTTATTATTCTTGAGGTCATCTGTGGGCTCCCACAGATTAAATATCAATTTTTTCTGCGCTTTCCAACAAAGATTTACAATAATCAACCAACATTCTTTTATTACTACCATGAGACGTAAAATTTAACGTTGCATCAATAACTCTTTTGAGTTCTTGTGGTAAACTGTTCATGTTTATGTAACGATGAGGGGCGAAATCCACGTTTTTTACTGTCATATCTGGAACTATGAAGTACACACTTGCGGGCATTTTATCTTTAGGTATATGTTCCACCACGTCAATAAACAATGGGATTGTTTGAATTCTAGCTGGTACTTTTCTTTCTGATGTTAAATCTTCTTTTTCAAGAAAAGATTTCATACAATTCATGTCAGTTTTGATTTCATTGAACAATTCATTTTCTTTTGCTTCTGATTTTTCATTGGCAAGTTCAGCTCTATATAGTTCAATTAACTTTTTATTCTCATCATTTTTTTTATTAAGATCTTCAATTGAATCCAAAATAGTTTTAAATAAACCCGGAGGTTCAACACCAACGGCTTTGAGTTTTCGTTGTTGTTCATATATTGGTAACATTTCGGTATAATGCGTGTTTATATCAAATGATTCAGTTTTCAATCCTTCTTCTTGAAGAAATTTCTGAAAATCATCATAATACGCTTTTATATCTTTTTTGTCAAGTTCGGAATTTTTATTTGTTAATCTTGATCTTGGAGCATGCGAATATGGAGCTTCTTTTGAATTAGTTTCATTAGCCAATTTCAAAAGCTTTTTATCCTTTTCTTCAAGCGTCTTAATCAATTCTTCCTGAGCTTTTGTTCTTAGCCGATTTTCTAGCTCTTTGGTTAAATCAACAGATTTTGTATTATCAATTATTTCACTGTATTTTTTGTCAAATACGTTATTCATTTTCATATATCTCTCATTAATAAAATTGGTTCGCCTGGAATCGGTTTATGAATTTTCCATTCGGGATGCCTTGCAAGCCAATCGTCAACAGCGAGTTTAACACCGTGTTTTAATGTTTCAACACGAGGTGTAACGCAAGGAACATTTTGATATCCTTCACGCTCAGCATACCAAAGATCACGATTTGCCCACTTACCGTCATAATCATCAATGACAATCATTCCATGATCATGGATTAGTTCTTCAATAAATTTTAATTCCTGAATAACAGTGTGATAATTATGATCGCCGTCAAGCAAGATAATATCAAATTTAAGACATTGACGAATCAAGTCTGGTAATGCTACTAAACTATTCGCAGTATGCAAATGCGCCTGTTGTTCAGGTTCACGATCGATATTAACAAGTTGTAATATAACAGATTCTTGAACTAAAACATCAACACCCAATGCAAAAAAATGAGGCTTTGTTCTTGCTAAATGCGTAACTAAAGATAAAAATGTAACCCCACGATCAACACCTATTTCTAAAATTGCTGGTGGGTGTTTAATTTGATTGATTACATCTTTAATCAGAGGTAAATATCCATGATAAGAAATGATTGCACGACGCTTTCTTTAAATTGTTTTTTCTAACGCTCTAAGCACAGATTTAATCGCTTCAGGGCTTGCTGCATTATCAAGTTTAGCAATACAAGCACCTGACAATTGAACTGAATCCATTGATGATATCACAACAGTCCCATCTTTTCTAATTGACAAATTCAATCTTCCATTTTCGCTTTTAAGTATTAATGCATTATTTTCATATGTTATATTCATTTTATCTCCCGGCGATTAGCATTGAAACTGCAGTGCTAACTCGTTGTTGTAATTCTGCAGGTAATGCTGATAACAATACGTATGTTTCAATTTTTGACGCTGTTTGTTGAACACCACCGGCATAATGATCCGCTGAAGGCGTGACAAGAATTCGTAATGCAAGAGGTGGCAAACCGACTTTTGAACTCACGATAGGTTGATAAAGATCTACTTTTTGAACTTCACTCATATTAACCTTTTAAGACTTGCTTTCCTTCTTTAAGAACCTTTGTTGTTTTTTCTAAAAGTTCTTCACATGCACGCAAATTAAATTTCAATTCTTGAACTTCTTCAGGAGAATTTTTTCCTTCTGCAAGACGTTGTCTAATAGTTTCAATTTCAAGTGTTAGTGCTTCAATCGTTGCTGACATAATCTACCTTTTTGTTCATTAATTCTTCTTGTTCTCGTAACTGTTCAATTTTTTCAAATTGTCTTTGTTCCCATTCAATAAATTCACGATCAGACATAAGCAATAAATGCTCATATGCTTTCAACGTTTTCAACATATGTTTTTCAAGTGATTTAACAATAACATCAATGAATTCATCACCGTCATTCCCATATCCACTTCTCATATAATTTTTTAGAACGTTATACAGTTTAAGAAACTCTTGAGGTGTTAATTCTAGTTTCATGTTATTGCATACTCCCAATCTGTAGTAAAATAATCGTAGTACTCATTAGTAAACGGCGTACATTCAATTGTTAAACAAACTGAATCATTAAATTTTATGACAAGCGTATCAATCGGTATTCGTTTAATTGAATAAATAAAATTGGGTTGCAAAACTCCATTTTTGACTAATTTTAATACACATTCTTGTTCATCATTATGAAATGAATAATCATCACCTTTTGTTGAAGTGAACATTGTTAAATCGGCAACTTCTTCACGAGAAAGAAAATTATTGACAACAACATCTAATACATTATTTTCTAATGATACTTCTTTAACTTTTTCTGAATGACAAACATTCAGTTTCATTAAAAATTCTTCAGGTTCAGAAGATAAAACATATTCTTCAAGTTTGTCTGCAAATTCGAATAAAGAAGGCACATCATCAAGCACGTTCCTCTTTAACGTTTTATAGTGTGTAAGCACATGCAAAAGACCAAGTGCCTCCTTTTTCGAAATTTTCATTTCTTTCCTTTACGCAACTAAAGACTTACCTGTTTCACGGTAATGTCGTTGAAGAAGTCTATAAAGCGATCTAGCCTGTCGACCATCGAATTGATGTGATGTTCCATCGACATCATCAATAAATAATTTTGTTCGATTAACCTTTTGATCAGTTGTTATTGCCATATTGAGACTATAATCATCACGACCCTTTGTCTCTGTTCGAAGTTTACCAAATCGATCTTCTCGTGTAACAATACGAGCTGAATGATTCATGTTATAGGTGTTCTTTTTACGTGTACTCATTTTCTTATTTCCTACAATCTTATTCAAAGATTGATAGATTATGGTAACTCAGTAGCGCCTGTTTGTATAAACTAAAATGCCCAAGGATTTCTCCTTGGGCCTAAAGTTGATCTTTTAACTAGATCGAGGATCGTATTATAAGTTCAATCCTGCAAGTGCTGCAGAACCTGAGCCGCCGATGATACACCAACGGAAACCGTCAGAAATCATTTGAATTGAACCAGAAGGTGAAAGATTTACTGTTCCTCCACCATAACCAGTGCCGCCAACAACTCCTGGATTTGAACCTGACATTTTAACAAAAAGTGCTTTTCCATATCTGTATGCTGAACCTGTCAATAACCAATTGAAAACACCGAACGTATCAGTAATCATTAACATTGAACCCGGGCAAGAACTTGGTGCTGGTACTGTTCCCGTGAAATACCCTTCACCCGATGAACCCGTTGCTGCCAAATAATAAAATCCGGGATTTGTGATTGTTACTGAACCACTTGGTGCTAACGTTAATGCCCTATTTAAAACTGGACCTAGCGTTGTTGTTCCTCTGACCGTAAGGTCATCACTTCCGTCGTCTACTAAACCTTGTGAACCTAAAGTTGCCATAATGATCCTCCTCGATCTTGTTTGATCAGACTTTAAGTATTATCGTTCAGAGTCATTATCAATGATTTTGTGAATATTCTTCCACTAATTAAATTAATGAAATTGACAATATCAAATCTAATCAAACTCATTAGAGAAGAATATGAAAGAACACCAGTAAATGTAACGGGATTAATTTATCATGTTACTACAACGAAAAATGCAAGATCAATGTTATTTCACGGAATAAAACCTCAATCAAAAGGTTCGTTAAATGAATCGAGTGCAGACAAAACATATTTTTTTACACAATTAGAAGAGGCTGTTTCATTACACGATGCAAAAACTGGTGATGATAATGATCCGATGGCAATTACTGCCGGCGAATGTTCATATAGTTCATATGATGCTTTTGATTATCAGAATATTATTCTACAAATAAATACAAGTTTCATTAAAGATGCAAAATGGTTTGTAGATCATGATTTTGATGGTCTTGAAAATAATTCATATGCAGTATTCACACAGAATTATGTTCCACCAGAAGCAATAAGAATTGTTCAACCAAGAACGTGGCTTAGGATTTTGAAAACAAAAATTTGGCCTGCATTTGGTTGGAAACAAGACGTAATAAACAATATAAAAATGCCAGAAGATACAGATTAATCACTTATTTTACCTTAGTACCTAGCATTATTATGTGCAAAAATATTCTTGTGTCAATTTAAAGGCAGCAAAATCAGCAAAATTTCTTTAAATAGATGGCATTGCCACACCCATACACCGGTCTGACCCCTGCTTCATCTGCAACGATTTTTTCAGGCTTTCCGGGTTGTGCGCGGAATTTAAATCTGTCAAATCTTCTAATTCCATCTGTGTACCAATAATTCATTGTTGCATCATCTTTTCGTTCAAATCCACAATGAGCATAAATTCCACCTTCACTGAAACGAAGTTCAGCGTAAGATAACATCCCGTCAAATGTTTCTGAATGATCAACAATCGCTCGAGTCAAAAGTTTTGATGCTCCACCTCGAACTGTTACACCTTGTTTAAACGCCATGCGAGCAAGTTCAATAAGATTATCACCCCATTTTTTTTGGATAGGTCTACGAAGCGTTATTGCACCGACGATTCCATGAACTTTGTGTTTTAGAACGTAATGATATGAGGCCCTTGTTGAACCTGACATATGAGAAACTTCAAGAAAAGGTTTTGTTTCTTTCGTTGATGAAACTTCAACAGTACAATCACGAGCGTTTAACTTAACAAGATTTACACCGAGCGCATTTGAGATAATTGACTTGACAACGTCATTGCGATTTGCCCATTCGTCAGAATAGATCTGAATCAATTTAATTCCTGCGGCTTTACATAGTTGATAATAGTCTCGATGACGTTTACGATCAAAAATTGCACTCTGAGAACCACCTTGCCAATAAAGATTATGATAAACGATTGCAATATTTTTTGAAGGAATCCAAACATCAATTTCAAGAGACGGAATAACGTTTTTTGTTGAAATTTCAATTTGTTCTTTTTCAATTGATTTAACGTAATCAACCACTTCAAGCTGTTGTTTTGATTCAATCATCACTTCATTATGATGTGCTTTTTTGGTATTCGATATTAATTCAATAGTTTCCAAAGTATGTTTCTTTCCAAAAAATGGATTTCCTTCGCCCGTTAATTTTTGTGACATCATCATCAATCTTGGATTGGTTTCTTTTGTGATGCCTTTGTTCCATTGCGACTTAATTTTGCCACCAATTTTACCACCTTCACGTTCAGCAAATTTTCGATGTTCAGCACAATAATTTTTAAACCCATCACCTATACTTACGTACCTTGTTGGGCCATCACAGACCTTACACGAAGGCTTCACGTTATTATACATGTGTTTAATACAATAATCTATTGGTGATAGATTATGAATTTTCTTGATATGTTCAGAAAGTTTCTTTAAATGAGGAAATTCAATTCCACACTCTGAACACAATGAACTTTTACTATTCCCAAAGGGCATATATCATTATACCTTATTATGGAGAAAGTGTATAGGATTAGTTGAATTATGTGATATCAATTATTGATGTTGTTTGTTTAACGATAGTACTTGACATAAAATTTATTATTTCATTAATATCATCTTTTGTAATGACAACAAACATCATTTTATTTTCGTCACAAAATTTCTTCGCTGCTATAAACTTTAATTCATCAACGTCTGTTAACCTTCCTTTTACTTCGTATAACGTTTGTTGATTGTTTTCAATAAAGTCTGGGATATAACTGTGTTCAACACCGTCTGTTGTAAAATATTTGATTCTGATTTTATGATTTTTTGTAACAGGTAACTTCACAACTGACATAAAGTCATAAAATATATGTTCCCAAGTGCTATGAAAATATTCAACAAACCCAGTTATCTCATTTATTATCGATGATCTTTTTGTTTTATTGGGTCCTATGATTCCGTTTTCAATAAGATTACAAGCGTTTTCAGATAACAATTTTCTTGTTTCTGGATTTGATAATGCTTGTTTTGTTGCTACCGAAACATTTTGTCTAAACTCATCACCTTTCATTGTTTCACGTAGTACATCGCCTTTTGCTGACGCCCAAAATTCACTTTTGGATTTTGACATTTGTGAACGAAAGGTTGACGTTAAATAATATTCTTTTGTCCCGACTGGAGACATGGTACGTGCAATAACAAGTTTTTCAAGTGCCGCTTTTCTCCATTTAACATTTTCGTTCCACAATTTTTTGATTGCATTTGAATTTTTCAATCTTTTTTGTGGATCTTGTGAAGCAGCTCGACCCTTGTCGATCATAATTTTTCGTATATCTTTATCTTTTACTTGATGTCCTTTAACAAATCTTTTTGGTCGTCCTTTAGACCAATTTACTTCTTGCCCACATTCACATTCGCATGTCGGACGTACATCATTTAAGTCAAATTTAATTGTATAATCTTTGGGTGAAAGTTTATGTGTTCTTGAAACATGTTTATTAAGTGATGCTCTATTTTTGTATGATGTTTTACATAATTTACATGTATTCATGAATAGACTATAAGGGGTATATGTCAAATGTAAAACAATCATCATTTAAACACGTGTCATCATACCGTTTAAACGACCAAAGGCCCTTGCGGGCCTTCAAAGTCAGTCTAAGTGTATAATTTAATTAACTAAATTATATTCATGTCAAGTATCGTGACAACACCGTAAAAATCGCTTCTAACAACTTTCTTAGCGTAGCGTGTCATGACGCCTTTACGTGGAGTGAAGTCTTCAGGTGCGAAAATAGTTGGTGTGACGATCAGAGGGACGTAAGGTGCGTATACATAGCCAGTTTCTAAATAACTTCCACCTTTGTAACCTACCAAGATCTTATTTCGTGGGAAGTAAGGATCCTTGTAGACTGTGAATCTGTTTGAAACTGTACCAATTGCCTCTGCACCGATGGTGAAAGGTGAACCAACCTGTCCTTCACCGTCAATTGAGAATTTTGGCTTATAAAGCACTGAACTCTCAAGGATCGTGCAAACGTCTGGGCCAGTTACCATGAAGTTAGCAGAACCACGAAGTGTCTTTCGGTGAATTGTGTTTGCACAGTCAATTACCGTTTCAACAAGTGTTTCGTACCATTCACGGACAGTACCTGTGAATTGTGGACCGATGCTAAGACTTGAAGCAAGTGTCTGAGCTTGACCAGTTAGTTTATTAACAAACTTACCAGGTGCACGTGACCAGAACAATTGTGCTCCGTTTGCCTCAGTAACAAGATCATTGAGAATCTCTCTGTCAATTTCAAGAGCAATTTGCTCTGAAAGAATAGACGTAAGTTCAACTTCTGCGTCCATAGAGTGATATGCGTTAAGATCCTGAGCAAGTTCTGGAGACCAGCGTGCTCTAAGTTTACGAGTCGTTGCAGTTAAGGCAATTGACTCAATCTTGATTTCAATTTCTGGAATTGCTGGCGTTGGTGTTGAACCGAAGTCAGATTCAAATGATGGGACCGTAAGTGTTGAACCTACGCTGTCACCTGTTTGAACTGCATCTGCGATTGCCATTGACAATCTCGTTGTTGCACCAAGTACTGGGACTGTTCCACCGTTAGAAACTCGAAGAACAACTTGAATGTGTGTACCGTTAAGTGGTGATGGTGTAAACACCGAACCGCTCCAGTTACCACGTTTGTTGAGTCTTCGAAGATTCATTACTCCGAGACCAGACTGATATGTTTCACCCCATGCGACTGCGCTGTTGGTTGTTGCGAAACCGAATACTGCGATTTGTTCAACAGCCAAGAAGTCACCCTTTGGAATTACAGACTGAATCTGTGAAATCGTAAGGTGAGCGAATGTTACGTCAAGAGTACCTTCTGCAAGGTCGACGTCAATTTGTGGATCGAACTGAAGCATTCTTCCGTTAGTACCAGACATCATTCCTTGTGTAGAAACCGTAAGACCAGATGTCCAGGTCGTACCATCTGCACCACCCCAAGCTCCGACGTCTGCTGTTGAACCAGAGACTGCCATAGAACCAGAGTGAACTTTGGTATAACCGACGTTAACTAGATCATACATACCACCAGTTGCTAAAGATCCAGTTTGGACGCCTTTGCCGCTTGGGTTATTGTAAATTGACTGTCCGCGAGTGTATGTTCGCTCAGTAGTTGAGTTTGCATCAGTACCACCGACATTCGTACCATATGAATAATCAAGGTAGAAGATAAGACCTGAAGGTAAGGACATTGGTTGGATTGAAACAAGTTCATTCGCAACTAATCCACCGAATACACGGCGAACGATTGGGAATGCAATGTTTGAAAATCCTTGAATTTGTCCAGATGATGCAACTGCACCTCCACCGGTTGACAAAGAGTTTGATTCCTTGATAACCTGAGCTGCTTGATTTTCAAGCAACTGAGACATAACTTCACGTTTATTTCCTTCAAGACCTCGTAAAAGACCTGAACGACTCCATTTCTCGACTAATCGAGCTCTTTCTGCACCGACATGGCGTTCTCTAATGCCAGCCGATAATTGATCCATCGTAAAAAATTTCATAATATTTCTCCTGTAAATTGTTAAACTCTAATCATGCTTACTTGTTGATACCTGCGAGTCTAGCCCATCTCTCAGATTCATAACCTTCTGACAAAACCTGTGTAGATGAAGATGTTCTAAGTGCGCCTGAAGAAGATCCTCTGACATTGCGATCAGATGATTCTTTAAGCGATCTTGAAGTACCGGCCAATGTTCGTGCCATGCTTTCATATACAAGTTTTGCTTCACGCAATGTTGTTGCGGAATCAAGTTGCTGAATCACTTGTGCTTTTTGACGCGCACTTAATGATTCATTCTGAAGAAGCTTGTTGGTATACAACAATTTCGCGTTGATCAGATTCGTTTCTGCCAACTTACCGCGGAGTGAATTAACGGCTCTTTTCTCCGCAAGCCGTGATGAACGTCCATTTGAGGAACGTCCTTGTCTAGCTGAAAGTGCCTCATTAAGGCGCACAGCTAATTTTTTTGAACGATTTAATGATTCATTAAAACGTCTGACAACAGATGAATATTCTCTCTTTAAAAGAGCCTGTCGTCTTGGATTTCTATTTGAAGGCTTTGATGCTTCTGTTTTAAGATACTTAACTCGGCTTCGTGCTCGAGCTTGTAATCTTGACTCAAAGAATCGTCTGCGACGAAGTGATTCAACAACGTCAGTTGTTTTAGATGAAACTTCTTCATCGTCCATTTCATCAAGTTGATCTGATTCTTCAAGATCTTCATCCTCTTCACGAATAACTTGATCAAGTGGCTCACCTTTTGCAGATGCATCGCCAAAATCATCATATTCACTAGAACCAGGGCGAGAACCCTTGACACTTGGAACAGCTTCTTCACGAAGTCTTCGCATTCTTGAAATTTCGTTTCGCAACATTCTTTCGTCAACTTCGACGATTGTATTATCACTTAATTTGCGACCTTCCATTTGTGAATCACCTTCATCGTCGCCATCAAGATCAAGATCCCCTAAATCAACTTCATCTGAATCGTCGCCTGAATCGTCACCTTCAGAATCATCAAGATCTAAAGAGACATCATCATCGCCACTTTCGTCAGATCCTTCGTCATCGACGCCTGTAATTAAATCGACACCGACTGAATCAAGATCAACGTCATCAGGTAAACCTGTTAACTTTAATGTTACATCTTCTTCTCTTAATTGTCTTCTTCTGTTGTATGACATTTTGTTCTCCTGAAGCGTGTTGAGCTCCTTAAAATACGATTCTAATTTCATTTCGTATGAACTCTTCTTTGCAGAATCAACTATTGATGTCTGCACGTAGTCATACATATCTTCCACACGTGAAATCATCTCAGATAATTTCACTTCATATGCATTTGTTTCACGCAAAAGTTTACTTGCTGAACAAAATGACTTCACTGATTCATCTAACTTTAACATCATTGAATCAAAATTTTTCTTTGTTGCGCCAAGAACAGGCATTAATGCGTTAATAGATTCAAGATTCATTTCATATTCTGAATCTTCATCTTGCAAATTAGTTTCTTGTGAATTATCTTCAAATGAATCTACGTCTAAAGCATCAAGATCAAGCGTAACTTTTCCTTCTTCGTCAGGTTCCGATATTGCTTCTTCTTGATCAGACAATAAATCACCTTCTTCAGGCTCTAACCCGGGCGGTGTAGAATCATCTGCTGCTTCACGTAATAATTCACTTTCAATAAAATCACGTATTCTTGGCGTTACTGCTTCAAGAACAGCATGTTGTGCATTAGCTTCTGCGATTTCTTTTATTTTTTTAACGTCTGCCAACGCTTCTTCATACAATTGCTTAGTCATGCTTTTTTCCTAAAGTAATCTCTGTATAAGTATACATACGCATGCAAAAATTAAGTATTTCCACCAGAATCGCCTAGTTTACTTGGCACACCTAATAGTGCAGCAGCATAAATTTTAGCACTTGTTACACTCGGTGATTTTGTTCCAGTTTTTGGACCCGCAGGAATGTAATTTGGTTTAACTTCTTTTGCAGACACACCAGGATCAACTGCTTTATCAACACCGTCTGTTTTTCCAGGGCCAGGTGAAGACATATCTGGTGTATACGGATTTGCTGGATCGCCGGGGCGCGACCAATTAACATCTGTAAGTTGAGGCCCGCCGACAAAATTTAAATCAACGCCAGTTGGGAACAGTGATAAATCACCAACTTGATGTGGGGGCGTTAAATTTGCGCGGGCGATTGCAAGAGTTAGTTGTCTAACATCGTCTTCTTTTCCAATAAGATCTTGCGCTACGGGCGCAGTTGCTGGGTTTGGATCACGAAACAACTTATTCAAGAGAACATTCTTGGCATTTGCCGTAGGAGCGTATTTTGTATATTTACCTTCACCAGACATAAAATTCTCCTGTCTTTTTAGACAACTTTTGTTACAATCTTTCTTAGAACACGTTGACGTGTTTCTCTAATTTTTGATAATCGTTTAATGATTCGATTTTCTTCAATTTTCAAAGCCTTCACATAATCTAAATGTTTTTCAAGAGCATCAGCATATTCATCAGCATCTGTTTCAACTGTATCTTTTGCTCTTTCTTCAGTGTCTTCTTCGCCACCAAATTTTGATGCTTCTTCACGTACAATTTTTTTTAAAAGTGCGGATGTTAATTTTGTCACGGCCATTTGATTAAATCTCCTGAATATATTCAATCATTAACTATTACATTCGTTGCAAATATTACCTACCTCTTTGGCAATTCGTTAGCAAAAGCTAACGCAGCCCACTTTGAAGATGTATCTTCACCAAAAACTTGTTCCGGCGTACCATTAAATTGCTCTTGTTGAGAAATCTTTTTTCCACTCGAACCTTCTGCCGGATATGGTGACATTCCATCGCCGTTGGCAAGCTGTTCTTGAAGAGTTGTTTTTGCAGTGTCAGCCAATAATGATTCCATCATCGGATCACCACCTGCAGCATGTTTTATAGCGCTTGAATTAATTTTAGTGTCTAAACGAGGATCAAATTGTTTATTTTTACTATGCGTTATTGATCGACGTTGTTGTTGACTCGGACGTGTTTGTCTTTGTTCTGTGACATATTTTGTTGAATTTTCGCTAAATATCTCTACAAGACATTCTTTTATTAAAGCCTTAAATTCATCTCTTTTCATCTTCATTGGTTTCCTCATTCAGCGAGCGCGAATATTCTCGGGTCATTCTATATCAAACAAAATACAGTCAGGTGACATAATACATGATAATTTAACATTTTTCCTATCAGAAATTTTTTGACGAATTTCAGGTGAATTCATTACTTCCTTGTTTCGTTCAGATATCTTTTTCTTCGTCTCCTCTGAAAGAACGCGGCCTTTTAATTTATCAGATATTTGTTTTTTCAAAGCAGGATCACTTAAAGCATCAGATATTTTTTTTCTAACGTCAGGATTTGCCATTGCTTCTTTTGTTCGTTCAGAAATTTTTCTTTTTGTTTCTTCTGAAACAACGTGACCTTTTAATTTATCAGAAATCTTTTTTCGCCGTTCTGCATCTTTAGATAGAATTGCTATTTTTTCTTTTATTTCAGGCGATTGCATTGCTTCTTTTGTATTTTCTGAAATCATTTTTCTGACATCAGGATTTTTCATCGCTTCACGCTGTCGATCCTTCCACGAATTATCAAGCTTACTCATCGATTCTTTTGTTCGTTCAGAGATTTTTTTTCTTGTTAATTCACAAGGACCTTCTCCACCATTCGTCATATTATAGCCGTTCGGCCAAACTGAATTATTTTCTTTTATGAACCTACGTTCGGTTTCATTAAGTTCTTTTTTTGTTTCACAATTAGATAAAATCGTTAAATCAAAATTTTCTTTTCCATATTCTCTAATTGCTTTGCTAAATAACCTGTTACAATCACTTTTTAGTGCTAAATCACAATGACCTTTCCACCTAGATTTTAGAGGTGTAATAGTTTGACCGATATAACACAAATTAGTAATTTTAAAAACTATTTTGTATACAATTCCATATAATTTTTGTTTTTTATTCATAAATGAATCATCCACATCCTGACCATCCTACGCTTCCGTCAGAAAGTGTGCCAGACAAAAGACCCATTTGTGATGAATCAATATTCGTTAAACCTGCCAGAACAGAATAATGAGGCGAAGTTGCGCCGTCGGCTCTAATAAAAATTTCTTTAACGCGTAATTCAAACGTTGGTTCTTCACCTGTATTACCGCCGCTAACCCTAAAGAAATTTCCACCTTCGACGCCATTTCTTGTAAATCCAAATCTTAAATGTTCACCTGTTCCACCGTGATTTTTAACATTTATGAATCTTGTTACTTTAGGAAAATCAAGACGATATGTTACGCCTGTCATTGCTTGAGAAGATGTTGTCCATGGAAGTGCAGATGATTGAAATTCGGCGGCATAACCAATTCCGCCTCTTGGATTATTGAGTGACATTATTTAAGATCCTTATCTGTTATATAACAAAATATTTTATGTGAACGAATAACCGAAACTTGTTTTGCTTTCATTTCATTGGTCGGTCTATCAACTTGCCATTGAGGCTTAACTTCGTAAACTATATTATTTTTCGTATCAAGTAAATCTGGTGTATATGTGTGGGATTTTCCCGCATCGTCATACCATGTCGTACGAACTGATTTATCTTCATAAAGTAAATCAGTTCCAAATTTAAGACCATCACGTTTTTCTAAAAACTCTATACACGCTTGTTCTAGTTTTGATCTTAATCTAACACCACGAAAAATTGGCGCGACTCTTGTTCTCGCAGAAGGACTGATTTTTCCAGATGCAAAACCTTCTTTAAGTTTTTTAGAATGATGTTCACGCAATTGTGTGGCGCGTTCTTTACCATAAAATTCTTCAAATGTTTTTCCTTTGAGAACATTAGAAATTCCGGTGCATGATTTTGCAATTTTTTGTTTCGTACTATCTGAAAGAATACGACCCGTATTACACTTTGTAGTAGCTTTCGATCGTTTAAACTTGTTAAGTTCTAAACGCTTTTTAGCTTCATCTTCACCAAAACGCTCAACCCATTTATTATACATTGCTTCATATGTACGAGTACCTTTAGCAGCGGCAGTATTACTACATTTCATTGAACAAAATCTATAAGGTAATTTTCGTGATGCTTTAACTTTACGAATGAACGTACAAGAACACAATTCGCAAATTGTAGTTGTTAAAATTGACGGTTGTCTTTTTGCTTTCATTTCAAAATCTCGTTTAGAATTCTATCAATTCTGTCTGACTTTGTTAAAAATTTATTAGGATCAAAATCATTAATCTTTTTACCTTCGGGTAAAATAAAGGCTGAAGGGGTGCTCGGTTCCGATACTACGTCCCAACATATTAACTGAAAGTCATCTTGAACGACATGGTAATCTCCCTTTTTTTGTGTTGACCCTACTCCACGAGAAGAAATTCCAAGTTTTAAACCTGATTCAACAAGACCTTTAAGGATCGCCCCAGAAGGTGTTTTATGAAGAACTTCAAGCGTTCCATAAACTGTACCATTTTCAATGTAAGCTTCTCTAATAACGTGAGAAACATTTTTCAAATTAACAACAGACGAATTTCCTGTCCAACAAGATTTTCCATTGTGACGCATTAACCAAGTACCGTTCGGAACTTTAACACAACAAACGCGACCCTCATAATCAATTTTTTCGGCTTTCATAAAGCGTGTATCAAGAGACATTCCTGTAGATGAATGTTGATAAACAATATGCATTAAAGCTGAATTTTCAGACAAGATCATTCTATTTGTAGTTTCATAATCTGGTGCTGGTCTATCTTCGGGTTGATACGTGTGAATTGTTGCCCCAGAACCCAATTTCAACATAATTTCGTAAACATCATCTGCAAGCTGTTTAGACGTTGTTGCATACTCAGGTACAATACATTCTTTCTTGTACCCATATCTATTTCTTCCGTCTCCCAATAACATCCATTCAAGCATTGTTTCAAGCAGGCGAGAAGACCAACCTTTTGCATATTTTGGCATATGCTTATTATGTGAACTGCCCAATTCATACAAGTGATCATATAACTTTTCATCTTGTATAGTGAATCCTTGAGGGATCTCTTTAATTTCCCAAGGCAATTGCATCATCATTTGTTTAATTGCTTCGCGTGATTCTGATTTGTACTGTGTTACACAAATAGATTGTTCACTTTTTCTTGTTTTCTTTTCTGAAAGAATTCCCGTAGCATGACCTTCAGCAAGATAGATTCCTAAAAATGCAGCCCAAAGACTAGAGTCGATTTGTTTTCCGGCGATTTCAACAAATTCGGGATCTTCACCTTTCCAAACACCTGATCTTCTTAATCCACTGTGTGATAAACCAGAATCATTTTTCTGTTTAAGATCATACGCTTCTTTTGCAGTAATAAAATAAGGTTTTTGCGATCTGTCCCAAGCAAGAATTCTGTGATTTGGTGTTAGACACATGTCATATGTTCTTGCATTTTTGAACACATACATTTCACCTTTGTATTGTTGATCAATTTTTTCAGTAATTCGTTGATATTCAATTTCATTTGTTTTGGTGTTTAGCGTTGCAATGATTTCGTCATCTGCAATTTCACCAATTTGTTTCCACCCTGAAATTGTAAGAATTTGATCGTCATGAGGTACACAATCCGGATGATCTAGCTCACCTAAAGATCTGTTTTCCAATATGAACTTCTGGTAATTTCGAATTTCACGTTCAAGAATGTTCGCTGGATATACACGACCATTTTGATTTAAAGTATCTGCTTTTTGCAGAATACCTTTCATCATAATCTTGCCGTCATTTTTCTCCAACGATTCTTTAATCGTTTCAGGTGAATATTCAAACTCACTGTACGTACTTAATAATCTTATATCAGACATTTTTTATCTCCTGCTCACTGTTCTCTAGATCTATATATCTCCAACGATAACCACCTGAAAACTGTCTTTTACCACGAGCAACTTCTGTTATCTTTGTGTAATTAACGCCTGTTTCTTTGTGTGCTAATTTTGCAGATTCAAAAACTTTAATTGATTCCCAATTTTTCGTCATTCCGACATGCGATTTTTCGGTTAACAAATTTTTATGCTGATAAACGGTCCAGGTCATTTTTATTTCTTAGGGGAATATTTTATTCCATTTTTGTACCAACCCTTAATTCTATTAGCATAAATTATTGCAGGTTTATCATTATCTCTATGAAATTGTCTATTTGCATTTTTCCATGCAATAAGTGCAATATTTATTCCTAACCTTGCTTTCCCAGAAATCAAATCTGAAAGAATCTCTTTCATTTCTTCATCTGATTCATTTTGAAGAAGCTTTTTTGTGGGAGTTGAATCTGAAGAAGCGAGATCTATGACAGGAACATTGGGATTCTGCTTGGCAAGGTCTTCGACTTTGCCTTCAGAAATCAAAATCAATCTGAGATATTCTCGGAAAAGATTTAAAGAAGTCATTGAAAGTAATTATTATTTCTTATCAATATTTGTTAGTTCATTATCGTTTAGTGCTTTAATGAATTCTTCGCGATTAACATTTTCAACAATTGGAATTAATGATTCAAAAAATGATGTCAGAAATCCCTCAGCAGATGCAATTATTTTTGTTTTCTCTTCATCAGTTTTAGCCATAGCAAGAGCCTCACGATACATTGGATCATTTTGCAGGCTTTTTAGGAGGTCATCTTTATTAAACATAATTCAAATATTCTCAGATTAATTTTTCAAAAGTCATTTATTTGATTTTAATTCTGTTGATAGTTTTGCATATAACATAAACCTTGTTACGGTATCGTCATTAACTTCTTGCAAACTTTCTGTTAATAACTGTTCGCGAGTTTTTGTTAATTTTTCGTTTAAATACCCTTCTTCGTTTTCAGTCTTATATTGATCAATTGATTTAATCAATTCATTTTTCATTTCGACAAGTTTTAATTTAATTGATTCATCATCATTTGTAGCGGTTGAAAATGCATATGCTCTAACGAGAGATACTTGCGCTGGTGTGAGCGCTCCAGCATACTTTTCATTAAGTTTTTTCATCATCACTTTCATTAACAATCGATTAGAACCGTTAGATTCACCCTCTTGCTGTTCAACAATAACATCAGGTTTTCTTGTCAAGTGTTTAATGATTTGTTCTTCGTACATTGCCAATTGAGATAAATCGCAATCTTTTTGTCGCCAGTCATTTAATAACGTCTGCGTTGTTGCAAGAAGCTTATACTCATTTACTTGTTGATCGTAAAAATTCTCATCATTAATCATGTGATTTATATCGTGAATTAATAAAGATTTTTGTCTGTCTAATTCTTTTAAATTTCTTCCCCTCGCGGCCGTCTTTGCTTCTTGCAAAATACTAGCAGCAACGGCTTCTGAACTGACAATTGTCTTTCTAATAGAATTCATTAATCTGAATTCTTTGTATAGTTCAGTTCCTGGTTTAAAGTGTTTTCGAACTATTTTTAAGGCCCGTGCAGATTTTTGCTTATTTCCGTCAATTAGTGATTTTGAAATAATACCAACGAGAAATTCGTACAACAAACCTACGTTTCTCTTTTTCTTATGTGATTTTGACACTTAATTAATGCCTTTCATTTGTAAAGCTTCATTCATAACTACTTTTATGTTTTCAATTATTCATCTTCTGAATCGATATCGATATCAAATATTGAATCATCAACAGCTTCAGACATAATCTTAATTTCTTTTATGGCAGAGAATTTTTCAGATTTTGTCATATTTTTAAGCGTTGACCAAATATCAGGTGATAAACCATTGAACATCGACCGTGTTCTCGATCTCGTTCTTGTTTCACCCAAAGGATTGGACACAAGTGCCTTTAAAAAGTTTGTGTCATTTGGATCATTTAAAGACTTGTTATCAGATGCAGTCATTTTTGCAAAATCAGGCATATGAGTCTTTGAAGCACCGTGTGTTCGTTTTCTACTTCTATTATAAAGGGAGTGTTTCAATTGACTTACAGGTTTTATAGGCTTTTGCCCGTCGCCTTCAAAAGAAAGTTTAAGAGCAAAATCTTCATCGTCATCATAATCTTCAGATGATGTTAATAATTCAACATCATTTTCAACTTCTTCTTCGGGTTCTTCGCCTGCGTTTTCTTCGGGTGGGAGATCTTCCATTTCTGAATCGCCTCCTGCATCAGGTTCTTCGCCTCCACCTGAATCATCACCTCCCATATCACCAAAAATATCGTCGCCTCCACTACCCATATCACCAGATTCTCCACTTTCACCATTTACAGATTCAGCAGTAATTGCTTCAAGTTGAGCATTTAATGTTTTTTCACTAAAACGTTGTTGATTAATTTGATCAATTTCCTCTTTAGAAAGTCCCCATACTTCTCTCTGAACAAACTCATTGCTACCCATGTTTTCAGGAAGTGATCCACCAATTTCAAATTTGGCACGCCAAAGTTCGAGTTTCTGTTGTTGTGCAACAGTTGACGGATTTGAAAGTCGAAGAGTAAAATTCTGAAGATCATCATCTTCAAATCCATTTGCATACAAGTGAATAATAGCAAGTTTATTAAGTTCAGCAAGCATTGTTTTTTGGATCACGTTGATTGTGCGAGAAAATCTTATATCTTCTTGAGCCAATGTCGCTTTCGAACTATTATGTACAAATATTGCTCCCATAGCACACAATGATGATTTTTTATCATTGTCATCATACCATTGTCGACTGTCATCACACCATTTAGACGTACAAATTGCAAAATTATGATGACCTTCAACGGTGATATCATACATTTCAATAGGTTCATCAAGTTTAATAACATTCACAGAAAGAACTTTATGATTGTATGTGAGCGTTTTTTTGAAATCATTAAAATTAACGAATCCATTTTCGCGCAAAACTCGCTTTATAACAGTTCCGCTCACAGGTGAAATACTAACAATCGAATTCCTATGTCCTTTAGTCCATTGACCGATAGATGTTACGTTATGTTTAACACAAAATTCTTTAAGATCATTAATACTAAATTTGCTTTGTTGCGATCCACGTGCTGGACCTCGTAAAGGTACAACTATTCCTAGTTCCCGTGAGGCAAAATCTCGCCAATTAGAAAACCCATTTGAACACAATAATTTTGTAACACGATTGATTCCAACAGGCGAAAGATGTGAAATCGATTTCACATGATCGGAACGCCATTGTTTTATTGAAATCACAGAATTTTGCTTAGAAAACTCCTTTAACCAATTAATGTCATATTCTTCATATTTACGATTTATCCAATGATTATCGCCGACTAATTTATCGCGATATTCAGGTCGTGTCCAGAGTTCATTATTCTGTTTCGTCTTGAGTTCTCTATACGCGGGATCTTCCCAATTCTTTTTCATGACTACGGAAGAAACCTCAGAGATCTTGTCACCATGAACCCACTGTGACATCTTGCTATTTTGATCAGTATGTTGTGCTATCATCTGAATAGATTTTTTCTCACGATGTTTAGGAGCCTTTAGAGCGGCGATTCGAATTGGCTCGCGTTTGGCAATCACTTTCGGATCCAACAATGTATATTGAAGATTATGCGCGTGAAGTTTTCTATGATCATACCATGTCATTTCACACAAGTTAGATGGTTCATTATTCAATTTATTAAAATCAACATGATGAACAACACGCTGTTTAGTAATTCTATCTATTTTTTCAGAATTCATGTAATCACTAACAACTTTATGAGTATACTTCCACTCATTCGTCATATTATCAAGAATCATCTCATAACCATCAATTAGATCTGACCCACCTTGTTTTTTAGACGTCGACAATTTCCTGTACAATGGCATCAAACTCTGACCCGGAACTAATTCATCGGCGCGGCAATAAGAGCCATCACGAAGCATAAATGGGTGATTTGCAGTACACCTAACTATACCAGCATCATCTGTAGTAACCTCGTAAAGTTCAGTAACATCTTTTGTTTTCCACGCGTTAAGAACCTTGCCTGGAACGATCTTGCCTTTGTCATCACAGCTATATACGTAGAGGTCTTCTTTGCGATCTTTATCTGTGAACGCCGAGGCCATATCAGCAATTGTCATGACACCATTCAAACCAAGAACAGGAATACGAGTTGACCCTTCTAGACATAAAAGTTCGTCGTATCCAAGATATGCCCTTGGTATCTTCAACGCAGCGAATAGTTTTTTCTGAATGTACGCAACGTCTTCAACTGCTGCTGTATTTTGTCCACCAGCTAACGTATCAATCTTTGTACCAGAGTCATTACCCCTTACCGGAATGATATAGTCTTCATCTACAGACATGGGATTATATCTTAAATCAACTCTCCCTGTGTTATTGTCAACGACCTGATTCGTTCTTAGTCTTTTTCGTTGTTCTTCAACATACATCTGAACGTTTTCTGGCGGTATGTTTGCGACGTCTACGTAAAAGACTCTTCTTTCGGGTGCTCTTACGACACGATAAACAAGCATAGCATCTTCAATTAAAATTAATTGACGCCAAATTCTTCTAGCGGGTTCAATAACAGATGAACCATAAGGAAGAAACATATCATTTCCCAATAATCTGAAATGACTTATCTCCCAATTTTCAAGTGTCCTATTCCCCATCGTTACCCAACGATAACGAACGGCAAAAGGATCATCTCTGTCGTAATTCTCTTCTCGTTCAATTTCATTAACTGGGATTGGAAAAGCATTTACAATGCCATGATCAGGCGACACGTCATTGTAAATAAATACATCACCATATTTAACAAGATTTCTTACCCATGATCTCATATTAAACTCAACGTTTAACGTATCATAGAACAGGTCTTCAAGAATTTCTTTTATTTTTTCATTGTCAGAATAAACATGAAGAACACGGCCTTTATCATCTTGAGCACAATTATGAACAATGACACCGTTGCAGGCAAAATTATGATGCTCATCAACTGTTAGATCATATACGTCATCAAGACCGTCTGATGTTACACTGACAACTTTATGGTTATGGAATGATTTTTGCCAAGAACTAAAAGAATCAAATCCGTTCGCAGTTATTCTATCAACGATAACACCAGATCGTGTGTTTAGTTTTTTTGCAAGTTTATTTTGCGTCAAATAAATGCCGGGAGTCATTACGTTGCATATGTCTTGATACGTAACATCTGAACGTGAATATGAACCTTTTGGACGACCACCATTTGGACTTTTTAACGTTCCGCCAAATTCAGTAACAAGTTCTGACCATGATTTCTTTAGTTTTCTATTAAGAAATTTATCAAGAACGTTAACGGTACAACCGAGTTTCATTACGAGTTGTGCTTTTGTTTCTCCGATAACATATAGATTTTTGATTTCGTCTAATGATATTGAACTCGTAATTCTATCTAATTTTTGTTCAGAACAAGTTCTATCATTTGATTTAAATGCTTCCCAATTTCTAAAGCCGTATTTTCTGACCCATTCTTGAAGCACAGAATATGTTGTATTGTATCTTGAAGCAACCTCTTTAATTGTTAAATGTTTATTCTGTGTTAATTCATGTAGCCCAGGAACAACAATTTTAATAGGATTGTTATTCATCATCCAATTTGCATGTCTATTATTTTCTTTTCCAAATTTGTGAACATTGTTTAAACTTGCATGATAACTTGAATGATCAAATGCATTCATTATTTCAAGATTGTCAATCCCATTATTGGTACGAACAAAATCTTTGTGATGAACAACTTCGTCTTCTTTCAATTCTCTCACAAGATGTTCAACGTTGAAAAGATGTTGAGCGCGCCATCCATTTTTTGTTTTCTTTTTATCCATTGTGTAAACGTATTGATAATCATTTACATTTTTAGTAAAGCTGCTCAACTTAAATGGCATCAATGACGTTCCTGGAACTAAACTTCCTGCTTCTACATATGTTCCGTCTCGTAACATAAAGCGATGATTAGGCGTACAACGAATTGAATCGCCGTTATCTAAGAGAACTTTAACGACAGGAACTTGTTTTCCTGTCTGACGAACACTATGACCAAATCCGATTGTGATTCGTTTGTTGACATTGTCATAACAATATAAAGGGAATTTTCCATCAGGAATGTTATCACAGCCTTTTGTTAAAGGAGTCATAACACCGTTCATTTTTAGTAACTCTTCGATCGTATAGTTGCCGTAAGGTGTTGATATAATTGATTCTTTTGTTAGACAAGTTTCATCTGCGTATATGTCAAGGGCTGCCGCAATTTCAGGAGTATATTCCATCTCTTGAAAGTCCTGATACCTCATCAATCTCTCATTGAGGTTATAAGCATTACTCGTGATCGAAGCGTAAGTAGGGGATAATGACTTTTGAAATAAAAGTGTCCCAGACGATTTTGTCTTATCTGCCATTGCAGTTGCAGTATCAAGTGCTCGAATTTTACGTCTAACAATTGGTCCGCTTCTAAAAAGTTGAGTTAATTTTCTAAACAGACTCTTTGGTTCTTTAGCCATTATAAGATTCCCTTATTTTTCAATACATCATACGTCCACAATTCACTATTTGGGTGAGTTTCATGAAACCATTCCCATTTTAGTTTTGATATCTGTTGCATCCAATATCCTTTGATTTCAACGTACGTATTTTGTTCTTTTCCATAAAACAAACAATCAACGTTATAGATTTTATTTCTAATCGAAGCATCAAGATTAATATCGTCAGGTATTCTAAAACTTATTTGCCAATCATAATCAAATTGATTTAAATTTAACCAATTTACAACTGCAATTTCATATGAACCACGACAAATAATCTCTGATCCGTCTTTCCAGTGTTTTAAACATTTCGTTTGTTTTTTTGTTCGTTGCGTTTTCTTAAAAATTTCAGAATGCTGAGAAGGATTTTCAACACCATAACGCTCTAAGAATGTTGATTTAATTTTATCTCGAACTGATTTAAGTTGAAAGGGATTTTCTACACCGTGTTTTTCAAAATAATCACTTTTCATTTTATCAAAGATTAACTTCGATTGATAAGGATGTTTAGCACCGTATTTTGTTAGATTTGTTTGGAGAGTTTTTTCTCTTATTTCAGGAACTTGTTGAGGGTTTTTAAATCCATAACGTTCTATCATTGTTTCTGAAGCTTTTTCTTTTATTGATTCAGATGCCAATACGTTTGAACAACCATATCTCTCAAGATTAGTTGCTTCAATTTTCTTTCGTATTTCTTTCCCACCCAAAGGAGAAATTGAACCATATTTTTCAATATTAGTTTTTTGTGAATTCAGATGCCCACGTTTTGGATGACAATGTCCAGCTGTTACATTTGTAACATACGATATCCATTCACCATAATCTTTGTCTAGAAACGTCGCTTTAAATCTAACGCCAGTATAGGATTCAGGAACAATTATTATTGTGTCGCCGTGAACGTTTTTAATACGTTTTTGAATTTCTTCTAACGTTATCTTTTTTCGTCCGTTCAACATTATATTCCCTATTGTTACTTTATTCTAACAACTACGAAATATACATTGGCATTAACGATTTAATTCACCAGTGCTCTTCCATTTTGTTAGAGCTTCACATCAAACGATTATCAGATCAAGAAAGACAACGCTGAATCTGCGTCTTGAAGATCTTCTGAATCTACATTTTTACCTTTACTAAGATCATTCATAACCCTAGCTATTGACCCAAGAGATGCCTTAGATTTAATCACTCCTTTTGATTGTAAAGTATTAAATGCATCTACTGCAGATTTTTTATCTTTATTCTCGCCTTTTATAAAGCCATGAATTGTTTTTGCACAAGTAGAAATGTTAGATGATTCTCTTAAATTGCCTTCTGATTTTACTTGTCGTAGAGTCACTTTCTTGGGAACTAGTTTTGGTTTCGCCACATATGAACCAGGTGTACTTACCATGTCTTCAAGAACCTTTTCAATCTTGTCAATATGAGGCACTAACGCATTTTTTGCACTTTCAGATGCAGTTGAATTAAAAGCCTCAACGGCTGCTAATAACTTACTGGCATCTGTTACAATATCTCTTATTGCAGCATGATCAACTGCTTCATTTAATTTTAATTCCTCGCGGACGATTCTGCGAAGATCCGTTAAATTGATTTTTGGTGTCATTTGAAATGTTCCTTATGTTAAGTATTAACAATGAATTAAATTATCATTTATACAACCAACTAAAATCTGAACCATCGCGGCCTTTTATTTGTGAAGCATCTCTCGGTCTATGAACATTTTGTGGATTTAACCCAATTACACTAGGGTTTACTAAAGGCTGTGTCGATTGAATTTTATCGAATCCATTTGCTGCTGGTCTTTGTTCAATTCCTGTTGCTCCGAGCATTGCGTATGCCATTTCAAGACCAGATTGATTATCTCTTGTTTCACCTTCAATTAACCAACAACCAATCGCAAGACTCATAATAAGATCATCAAAAGAATCTTTAGAAGCCATTGGTTTGTTTCCATTCCAAATAAATGCCTGAAGTTGATCATAAAGCCTTTGTGAATAGACTCTTAATTGTTTGTTTCTGATGAGTTCTTCTAATTTTGTTAAAATCTGAACTCGTGATTTTTGATTTGTTGGAAATCCAGGAAGTTCTGTAGAATCTGTTGGAATATAATCAAATGGGTTCCCACGATGTTTGGGATAATACAATCTTTTATACCCAGAATCTCTGAGTTTTGTGTTAACGAAATATCCAAACGTATTAACTTCTGGAACAATGAGCGCAGTGTTATATTTTTTCCCCCACTCGCCCAATAGATCAGCAAGTTGTTCAGGAGCAATTTTGCCCATATATTCTGCTGCGACTTCTTTATCTTCAACATCTATAACGTGAAACGCAGAGAAATCTCTAGCATCTCCCCTCGCGACGTCTGCTGATATAACGTATTGTCTCCCGGGAATTGGTTGCGACCATACCCATATATTAAACTTTTCACCTACTTTTTCAAGAGGTTGTTGAATCATTGTTCTGAGTTCGTCCAGATCATTCGCCTGAAGAAAAGTATCACCAGATGAAATAAAGTCACACAAATACTCCTGACTCACCTTTTTTCTTGGCAAGTTTCTAGTTTCTTTATCAAACCACTCTTGATCATGATCTGGATGTTGATGCCACATTATTCTAATTGGATTAAATCCATTAACACCTGCTTCGGCTTGCGTCCATAAATTGTAATATTGACCACCAACTCCATTGGGTGTTGAAAGAATAATTGCCCGACCGCCAGTAGAAAACGTTGGAGCAAGACCAGCCCAAATCTCAGAAAAGCCAAGAATCCATGCAGCTTCATCAACGATTAATAATGATAATGCTTCAGAACGACCGGCATCTTCAGACGTTGGAACTGCTTTTATCGTTGACCCATTACTAAATTGAACTTGTTGTTTTGAAGGTTCATATTTAGGAAGCAATAACCACTTTGGTATGTTGCCAACCATGACAGTAACTTTTTTGATGAAGTTAATTGCTGTCGCTAGCTTTGTTGCGATGACAAGAATATTCTTATCTTTTTGAAAAATTGCCATCCACACAGCATATGCTGCACTTACAGTTGATAAACCTAACTGTCTTGATTTAAGAATGATATTTAAACGATGCTCTAAGAATGCTGCAATACAATCATCCTGAAAATCATATGTTTCAAATGGAATTGTTCCTTGTGTAGGGTGCTGAATTTTTACATAATTCTTAATGAAATATACGGGATCTTTTCCACATTTAATTATTTCACGAATCTGTTCATTCTTCGTATGTAATGCTGTTGACGCAACCATGATTTAAATATATATTATGCGATCTCAAAAATGGCTTTCCGTCTGTAATAAGCAGTTCGCTTAGCATTATGAACATTCATATTTGTCATTTCAAGTGAATCTGAATCTGATTCATTGATTTGTTTTGCTTTAAGCGTCTGACCACTTAATGATTTGTAGTTTTCTTTAACGTTTTTTAATACGTTCGCAATTACGGCTTGTGCTTCTTCGACATACGCACGTTTAACTTCGATCATTTGTCGTTCAGAACCAAAATTTACAATTGCTGCATATGACACTAATAACCTATCTGAACCAAGAAGTGTCATTTTAACTGAATATGATGCCGTTCTTGGCGTTGAAGAACGTCCCCAAGACGTATCAATTGCCTGTCCGAGAGATATGAGATCTAAACCTTGTTTTGCCATGTTGTACCTGATTATAGATAAGTATGTAATCAGATATCATTTATATTTTTTTCCGTTCAACCACCATTCTTTTGTTCCATTGGAATAAATTATTGCTGGTTGATCATTTTCACGATGAATAATTCCATTTTTTATCCAATATTTCATTCCATTTGAATAAATCGCTGCTTGTTTGTCATTATCTCGATGAAGTTTTCCATCTTGATACCATTCAATTACGTTAAATTTTACTTTTGCTTTTCCTGATAAAACATCTTCAATAATCTCTTTAAGTTCTTTATCTTTTTCTATTCCCAAAATTATTCTTAATACGTTTTCTCTTGGTTTAACAGAACTCAAAAATGCAATTTTATTCTCTTCTGTTCCTAATTGTTGCCAATATTCAATGAGTTCTTCATTTGAATATTTATCATCTGATTTATATCTAGCAAGAAAAGCTTTTGATTGAGATTTGGCGTCAGATTTAACTGCTTTGAGTACAAAAGCAGGGATGAGTGCATCGTCAGGTGACATTTCTTCATCAGCCTGATCAAAAGCCTAAATCTCTTCAATGGAATTATCTTCATCTCTCATCACGGCAAGAGCAACTTTATCTAAGTCATCATTAAAAAGTTCTTTTCTCAGAACGTAATAAAATAGCACATTTTCAGAAACATATTCTTCGTAATGTTGCTCTTTTTCCATTGTAATGCACCATTTGGTGCCTTTTCCGTATTGTTGAGCAGCTTCTTTTGTATCAATTCTCAAGACAATACGTTCACTGTCTTCATAAATCTTAACTGCACCTGACTTAATCTCTGCTTTTTCTGAGCGCTTTGATGCTCCCAAAGAATCAAGTGCTGCTTCAAGTTCGTCAATTTCAGCGTAAGAGTTTATGTCTTTGTTTTTGAGTCTTGTCCCATCTTTTGCAAAACGAGAAGCAACACTTTTGACGTGTTCCACGTCAGCACCTTTTGAAACCTGTTTCACCATCCAAGGAAGAATTTTCTTTGTAGGTGTAGAATCAGTTAAAGCAAGATATGAAACAGGAACATTGGGATTTTGTTTTGAAAGGTCTTCGACCTTGCCTTCAAAAATAAGTCTGAGATATTCGCGAAGAAGGTTTAAAGAAGAAATCACGTGAATAGATATTCACATCATACGTCAACTGTTAAAAATATTGGCGGACGAGATAAAAGTGATTCTTTAATCATTTCTGCAGTAGGTCTCCAACCTTCTAACCATTCTTTACGTCTTGGATGAGCAAATTGCATTGCGCACATATAACAACACTTAAATTCGTTATATGAACTTTCGTCATCTTTTGAACGAAATAGCCTATCACATAATTCACATGACAATGGAATTGAAGAAACGTAGTCGTTAGGAATGATAACAAAAAACCCACTTGGATCTTTTCTTATTTTCCTATCTTTCATATAAGGTTTCCAATCAGTCATTGAAATACAACCTTTGAATCCTTTTCATTTTTTGTTACATCGATAATCATGTCTGCAACATCTTTGACACCTTCAACATGTGTTATAACGATAAGATTTTTAAACATTCGCTTCAAAGAAATCAATAAACGATTACATGTTTCAACACCGACATCGTCAAGTGCACCAAACCCTTCGTCTATCATAAACATATTTGTTTTGGGAAGTGAAGACACGTTGATTAACGCAACTCGAATTGCAATTGATGCAATCATTTTCTCCATACCTGAACCCAATTCAATTATTCTTTTGCTATCACCATAGTTGATATAGATTTCCATTGAATCGTTTTCATCATCCGTTTCCAATTCAATGTTAAAATCAACGATTCCGCTTAGTATCTTTGAAATTTCTGCGTTAATCAAAGGAAGTTGTGACGAAATGATCGTGCTTGGAATTGCTTTCTTTGAAAATGCATTTGCAATTAATTCATGAGCATGCATTTTCTGCATCATCGTTTCACGAATTTCTCTTTCTTTCTTGTGATTTTCAAGGTTTGTCTTCAATTTACCATTTTCACTTGCCAGAGCTAGTTTTTCATTATCTAGGCTCTTCGAGAGTGCATTCAAAGAATTAATCTTGGCTTTTATTATAGCTACTTCATTATTTTCGTGATTTTTTAGAGATGCTTCGAGCGTTATTAGTCTATTTGTTATTGTTACAAGTTCATCTTTACTTTTAGACAAAACAAACATATGTGAATTCAATTCAGATGACTTTAATTTTTTGTCTGTTTCAAGTTTCGTTTTCAATGAAACAATCTGATTGTATTTGTCAATTTGAGAATCAACATCTTCAATTTTTAACGCATCATATGCTTTTTGTGTAGATTCAAATGTAGCTAAAGATTCATCAACAAGTTTTTGTTGATTAGGCGCTTGTGATTTTGAAATATGGGCATCTTTTATAAAGACGCACAATGGAAATTGTTCACCGCAAGGAACCGTATCTAATATTTTTAGAGAACGTAATTGTTGTGTTAAAATCGATAACTCTTTTTCATACCCGTGCTTTAACGTTGAAACTGTAACCGATAATGTTCTTAACGCACTTTGTTTATTCTGAAGTTCGGCAATATTACTATTTTCAATAAACGATGTTGTTTTAACTAGTTTCTCTGTTAATTTTTCAATTGAATCGTTTAAGTTTTGAATTTCAAGTTCTTCATTTTTGATCTTTTGAATTAGTGAATTTTTTGACAAACGAACTTTTTCAACTTCTTGTTCAGAAACTGGCGTGATGTTTGTATGTGTTGATAACTCAGATCTCAGTACATCTAAGTCACTTAAAATTTCATCTGCTTTTGCTGATTTTTCAACAAATTTATGACTGCACTCATTCAGTTTTTTAATCAATTCATTTTCTAATGAATCCCAATCTTTATCGGGATACATTTTCAGTGCAGATTTAATTGTATTCAATTCATTTTTTGCAAGATCATACATTTTATCAAACACATCAAGATCTAAAAATCTTGCAAGTATTTGTCGGCGTTTTGTTGTTCCTTGCGTGATAAACAATTTTATTTCATCTTGTGCTGAAAGTGACGTTAAAAGAAAATCATCGGGCGTTCCAATTAAATTGCGGACAATTTTTTCAGTATCTGTTCTTTGTTCTCCAGCAAGATCAATTGCTTCATCGTCTTTCATCATAAAGACATTAAGAGCAGTTGATGCAAAAACTTGCCCTTTTTTTGTTTCATTTTTCGTTGTCTGACGTTCAATAACATAATCTATTCCATTGATGTTAACTAAGGCTCGCGCATAACAAAATGGTTTTCTTGCATTAATAACGTGTAAGTTCTTAATGGAGCCCCTGTCTGTTCCATTAAACAATGCATACATTATTGTTCCAACGATTGAAGATTTGCCAGATCTGTTTGGGCCAAATATTCCAGTAATTCCATGCATGTTATCAAAGTTGATAACATTATCAGAGCCATAACCAAACGTATTATCAAATTTGAGATTACGAAGTGACCATTTTGTATTTCTTACGCAAAGCTCCCCTTCAATTTGTGAAAGATAGCTTTTAACATTTTCTTGCACAGAATTCCAGGTGTCATTCGTTACTTTTGCTGTTGTATGATAATCTTTAAGTAACTTAATCAATACGTCTGTATTTCTAATATTGTCTTTTGCTAAATTAGTTGAACCAACAGAGATTGTATTCTTGCTTGTATAATGATCAATTTTATACGTCACTTCTGACGCTTGCATTGTATCACGTAATGAAGACGTTAAATTAACAACATCTTTTTGTGGAATGTGTTGTTTGCTATAGACACGAAAACGACTACCAAGTTTAAAGTTTTGTTTTGCAAATTCTAACGTTTCCTGAACTGAACCTTGCCAATCAAACGTTATGTAAGGTTTCGGATTGGGGAGTTCATGAAATGCTACATCATGGTTATCTTTTTCAAGATCCCACAACAAGTAACCGTGTGTAACATCTTCACCATACCCTTGTTGTATTGGTGTCCCTGGGTATGCGATGTAAGGCTTTTTAACCTTGATCTTAATCTTTTTTGATATCATATCACGATTTCGGCATTTGGGTATTTTGATAAATCTTGTTCATCAATTTCAATTTCATATTCACGATAATCAAGATACTGAAGTTTATGTATATCTCCCAAAAATGTTAATTCATAATCCTTGAAAAAGTCAACTGTTAAACCATCTTCAATTAACCAGTCAGATTCTGTTTTCGCGCCCCAAACAGGACCATGATAACAGGCGATATTAACTTTTCCTGGGATTGGTTTTACTTTATCCCAGTTTTCTTGATCTGCTAGACTAAACACACACCACACAAAACCTTCTTCAAATTCATACATTCCACTGTTCTTATACAGAATTACTCGAGAATTATTTAACGTATCTACAATGGGTGATACGGCATCTTGTCTAGACATATTGGACAAGTTCAAATCATGATTTCCCAATGTAAGATGAACAACTGCAACTTCTGACATTGCGTTTAACCACCACCTCATGAAATCAATATACTCAGGTGAAATCCCTGTTGTTTTCGTATGCCACACGTCGCCGCCAATAAAAATATGATCTACATTTTTATCTTTACAATCTTGTATTAACGCTTTGAAAACTGTTTTATATTCATCGTGACGTTGTAGTGCGCGGATATGTATATCAGCTACATGTACTATTCGAGGCATGTTGTAACCATTAAAATAATGGTAATCTAATCTAAATGAAAGTACAAGTCATTAAATTATACATCCATTCCCATATCTGCGGCACCAGCTGTTCCAGATGCAGCCGCAGCACCAGAGCGCATTAACGAAGCAAGTTCTTTTGCACCTTGTGCAAGTTCAACACCTTTAACTGTTGTTGCTCCACCTTCAACTGCACCTAATAAAGAAGCTCCAGCTTTTAAAGCACCGACGAAGCCTGCCAATGCGAACGCAATCAAAACAGTTTTAAATATACCAGTTTGAACTTTTCTCATTGCACCACTATGATCTGAATTTAATTGAAATTCTTCAAGCGTTAACATTTTCTTTTTTGAAAGCGTGCTAAAATGTTTGAAATTTGTTTTTAAATGCTTGTATATGAAATATGAAAGTTTATCTGGGATGACAAGATCGATAACGTCACGTTCAAAGTGATGAGCAATTTTTTCTGCCTTTTTAAAAACTTCAGCTAATCTATGTGCACCCATAACTGAAGCAAGTTTGTGTAAACCTTTAAATAACATTGGAATTCCACCGAGCAAAGCAAGACCGACGCCAATGCCACTAATGATCCCAAAATCTTCATTTAAACGTTGTTTTGTTGTTTTAATATAACACTCTTCATTTAAGACATTAACAATATTCTGAATGAAAACACTCTCATTTTTCTTATCACCACCTAATGATTTCATCTTATCATGCACACCGTCTTTAAAATCTTGTTCAAGAAGATCTGGCGCATTAGCAGCGACCGCTGAAAACTTTTTTGCTTCGAGTAGTTCAGGTGTCATCTTAAATGATTCACCAGTTTCTTGCATTCCTTTTTTCAAAGCCTGCATTATTAATTTTGCATCTTCAGGCATATCAGATAATTTTTCAATATATTCTGTTATTTTCTTTGCCCATGAAGCAGCGACTTTTTTAAATGGTTTTGTAACAGTTGAAACAAGTTTTTTTGCACCTGATTTAACGTCATCCCACAAACCCTCTTGAATCATATATTGTTCAATAAGTTCATCATAAATGATTCGACGTAATTGTGATTCAGTTATAACTACGTTCTTATTTGAAGATAATCTTTTGCGCATAATGTAAATATATCACAGCGCGATAAATTATATTGCCATTGACATATGACTCGCTCTATTTAATTTAATCTGAAACGTATCTTGCCAAGACATTGTTGTTGCTTTTAATAATGCTTCATTAAATTGTTCTTTTGTTGCAGAACCGGGATCAGAAAAAGATCTAGTATCAACAACATTTACGTCAATTGCGTATTCAGCAAGTTTTTTTGCTATTTTGATTGTTTTTGTTTCCCAAACGTCACCATCTAAGGCAAGAGTAACTGATGTATTGTTTAATAAAATCATATTCATTAATATTGATCGTTCGTTCAACTCAGATCCAAGAATCGGTATTGTGTTATCCCCACATTTAAACATGTCAAATGTTCCTTCACAAAGAATAACACGTTTTGTCCAATCAATATCGATTTCATTGAAAATGATTGTTAATCTGTCAATTTCAGGATTTACATATTTGGGTTTATTATTTGGATCAATTGCACGAGCAACATAATAATTTAGTTCACCGTTAGAATCAAATGACGGAACAATAATTCTTCGTTTTAATTTGCGATCATCAGATATTCCTAAACGATATCTCCACAAATCATTTTTAGATACGTTTCTTTCTTTAAGATATTTCAACATGTCGCCAACATCACGATCAACTCTTGATGTCGTCAATAAACAAAAATCACTTGGCAAAATCGCTTTTTTATCAACTTTTTCTTCTGTTGTTGAAAAACGCTTCTTTTGCCAGTCAGGCATAAACTTTTGTCTATACTCGTTAAACTTTTCCTGACTTGAATATTTTTTGATCAATGGTGCAAGTGATGCTGCGTGCCAACCACAAACCCAACAATGATTTCTATCGTCATCAACTCTGATCGCAAGTTTTTTCTTTGATCGATCTAAAGGAGAACAAACAGGACATCGAACTTCAATGTTTTTAGAATTACGAGCAAGATTACCTACACCGAACACAGATTCGATAAATCTAACACGTTCAGAAATTGTTACAATAGACACTTTAACTAATAATAATACCCTTTAGACACACGTTTTCATCGTAGAGTTAAGAAATTATTCTTTAATTCCAGAACATGCTATCACATAGGCGTCAGTTGCATCTGAAGCCCAATCAACAATTTTGCCACTTTTCTTTAGTGGCCAAACAACATGTTTAAGATCATTTTCTGACATATGCTTAAACACTTGAGCTTTTTGTGGACCAGCAACACCTGTCTTTTGTAATTTAATCCCGCATAATTTCCTTGCATGAGCTGCACTAACAAATTCAGGTTCTTGTCTTAAAACACTTCTTGCAAGAAAACTTACGATTCCATTGAATCTAATCAATGAAGATATCGTTTGAGCTGATGACATACCCGGACGAAATGACATCAATGGTTCTTCGACAAGAATTCGATCAGGTAAAAACGAAAACTTTGAACTCAATACATTAAAATATTCTTGAACAACATCTGCTTTTTCCCAAAGCGTTTTACACTTCTTAAATTCAATTGCTTCAAGTAAAAGAATGTGACTTCCTTTATCATCAATTTCAACGTCTGAATCAACGATTGCAACGCCCGTTATCGATGTGCTGATATCTAAACCCAAAATTTTACTCATGTGTAACTATATTACATAATTGACACGAGTAAAATCATCTAAAGGAGCCCTAATACCTTAAGCTCAAGCTCTGTAATAATTTCGAGTGTCAAACCGTGGGCAGCACAGTACTCTTTTGCGGCCTCTAATTTCTTTTTGACCGTTGCTTGCACTAATTTTTTCTTTGGTTTGATTTCGATCATAACTTCATGCCCGTCAGTATACAACACTAACAAATCAGGTATGTAATTTCTTACTTTCCCGGCACGAACATTACTGACATACGGGATTTTTAAAGATTCATATTTATACGAAAGAACTCTGTCGTTTTCGTCAAGATATTGAAAATACAAAAGTTCCCAACCCGACCGATATTTACAAGTTCCCACTTTAGGTGATTCATGTATCCCAGTATGATACCGTCGTTTACGTTTTCTTTTACGAATTTTTGTCAATTTGTATTTCTAAATGGTGATAGTAAATCACAGATCGTACTTTAACTTAAAACTGATACGATCTCCTTCACGTTTCATAATAGGCTGTGCAAGCTGTGTTTTCATAATAACATTAAAGTTTTCATCGTGCAAGTTTATATTTGAAATATACACAAACTGTTTATCAGGATCATTAGGAAATGATGAAGGAGGCACAAGTTTAAAGTTTGGATTTGACGATGAATTCAATTGATTGGACGGTGCTAGTGCATTCACTGTCAGAACATGAACGTTTTGTTCACCTTTAAAACTAATCTCATAATCTTCTTTTCCAAAGAAATATAAATGAGGATTTTTAATCGCTATTATTCCTTCATCATAAAAAATTGTTCCAACAGAGTTCCACGTTGAGGCGCTCGATAAACAGTCAGCACGATAAATTGTTCCTCGACCGTCATCCCTAAGAGTAATTGACATCGCACCACCAGAACCACTGAAAGAAGGATCTTTTAATAAGAGTGATTTTGGTAAAATACGTTTTCCATAAAACAGATTGCTTACATCAAAGAATGTAACCTGATTTGAAGAAACATCACGAGTTCGTTGGAATATTGTTAATGGTGCACCTTCCTGTATACCGGGATCAAACGTTCCTGAACTCACACTTCTATTGACATTTGATTTCTGTTGTAAAGTTGCTCGACCTGGTGCTAGTCCGGGTTGTTCAGGCGTATACCCAATTGATTCATTCGCAAACGCAGAACTTCCACTAAAATCATTATAAAATAACAACGACGTTGATAAGATCATGTTGTCCAAATTAACAAAACTTAATTCGCTAATTCCCAAATCATCAACAATATTTGTCTGCATACTTTCAGATGCTAGTAATTCGAAACTTGGAACAAATAGTCCGTCGTCACATGGCATGATGAGTGTGTTTCGTCTTCTAACGAAAGGTTGTTCATACAAGAATTCATTTGCTGATTTTGCTTCTGTTGTCGTTGATATCGCAACCCCAGACATATGATGAACTCGTGGGAATACGTTTGATGCAAAATCCCTTAAGTAATTTTCTATGTTTATGTAATGACCTCCGACGCCAAATGAAAGCGCAGCATTAAATGGATCATTTGTTGTTCCGTCTATTTCAAAGAAAGGTGTTTGCAAAATTCCACCAACGCCATTGACTGCACGTCTAAATGATGAAGATTCAATAAAGAAAGGTGGAAGATAAAACGCAGTCCAATTTTCATCAATTGACTTAGGGCCCATTGACGCAGAAACCTTAATGTCAAGATCTGACATGTAATATCTTTTTATGGCTAAATCATGAACTTGAGCATTTAAAGGATGCGACAGATTATATCTAGCAACATTTGGTTCATCAACAGATAACTCTGAATTTAATTGTTGTATGCCTTCTCGTAATGCAGGATCTGCTGCAAAAAAATATGATGTCGATCCCGTTCCGTGATTCCACCCGTCAAAATAATTTCCTACAAATAATACGTCTGGATCTGATGGACCTCCCGCCGCGAACGATCTAGGTGCAATTGTTCCAGACGGTACAAAGAATGTGCCACGATTAATACCGTCAATGACAAATGATCCAGTTCCTTGATTTATTGTATCTGTTCCCCAACGGACAACAACATGATGCCAATGATTAAATTTTAGTGCATTATCACTTGAAAGAAAAACAAGATCGTTTGGATAAGTTCCTTGTAATGCTAAAGACGGAGCAATATCTGCACTATGACTTAATTGCAATAACAATCTAAATGCTACTGGTTTTCCGTTTTCATCTTTCTGAGAACCAGACACGAGTGAAAGAGCGTACGTCGACGATAAATGAAATATTGTTCCTGCTTTAAAAGAACTGTCATGTTGCTCAGAACGATAACAAGGGTTTATGTGAAAATCAAACGTTATTGCGCCGCTCGGAACGTATGTTCCACTAACGTAACCTGGGTGTGATTGACCGCCGGCAATATTTGGATACATTAAACATGATGACGTTGGTACCGTTGATGACGTGAAAAAATTAAGACAATTATAATTTGTATATGCCCAATGGGCAGAAGGATATGATGTTCTATAATATGATGACAATTGATCTTTAATCATCAACTTTTTAACAGTGTTTGATGTAAATGCAAAAGACGGTGTAAATCTAACGATATCAAGAACTTTTTGTTTGCGAGCTGAAATACTTTGAGCATTAACTTTATTCAAATAGTCTTGAACCATTCCGGGGAAATTGCTTTTCGTCGTCAAAATCATGCTTGCAGATGAACCAGATACATTTGCGTATCTGCCCATTTGTTGAAGCGTTTTTAACGTTGACGAAAGATCAATATCATTATGCATCGAATCAACAAACGAAGAAATTGGTTGAACTTCTTTTTCAATTGGTGACCTACGAGCATACACATGAACAGAACCAGTTACACCTTTTGTAGAACTTGAAATATATTCGCGATAAGGATTTGTTACAATGGTAAACGTCTCAACGTCACCAGGTTCAACTTTAAAAAATGACATGCTTATCTAAATATAAACCCTCTACAGCAATAATTACTTTCAATGACTTCATCTTTAAATCTTCTTCAAGAATATCTCAGATTGATTTTGATTTCTGAAGGTAAG